AACGTCATCATCGTTGAAGTCACAGACCTGAAGAGTGAGAACATCGGTTGGTTAGAAGATGCTTCCGATATTGTTGGTATGTCCTTAGAAAACATACTTGATAAATACAAAGAGATGAAGGAACAACGTGAAGCGTAAGTAGAAAAGTACTGGGATAGTGATGCAGTTGGTTTGGTCTTCAGAGAACTATACTATATATAAGGATACAAGGATTGATGAGCATGTGCTTTACAAGAGTGGTGAATCGGTCTTCAGTGCAGTGAGCTTTGATGAGGTGTATGGGTTCAGTCTAAGACATAGAGGACTCAGGTAGTTGAAGCTTAGTCTGATATACTCGCACTCTGTTAGGAGTTGACTGCCTTTCAGATTCGGTCTGTTGAGGTGGATGCTTCTCCCACCTCGCTTACCAACACTTCCTTTCTATAATTCATACGTTATTTTTCAGGAGAGCTTAAATTACTCTCCACCTAATCCAACTGACACAGATATTCAAACGCTTTAGAACCTTCCTTCATACCGGCTCTATGTGACTCACGTAGTTCTAAACCATCACGCTTCTTTACCATATCATCACCGGACATCATTGGTTCCTCTTTAAGTAGTAGGTCTAAAAGATTTCCACCACCTATATCAAGCCATCGTAGTTTCATTGGTTTGTAAGACTTGAACTGATTACCTCTGAACTTGTGTAGTGATAGGAACGTTGACCACATATCTTTGAGTATGTTCTCATGGATGTTCTCTAGCTTGTGTTTGTAGTACTGTGGGTTGGCTCTGAAGTCTTGTAGTATCCTCCATGCAGGTTTCAGCATATCGTTGGAGTCGTACTCTCTATGCTTGTTGTAGAAGAGTTTGTGGTACTGATTGTGTGGGTGTGAGAACAGCATGTTTACGTGGTCTCTTAGCTCTTTACTGAAGCGATAAGGCGTTGGATATTCCTCTTTGAGGAGATACTGTTTCGGGGTTGGATATTCAAATAATTCTTTTTTCATGTTATCATTATACAAAATGTTTTGAGGATTTGGTATTGTGAAAGCAACAGCAGAGGATATTGTAAGCATAGTTGGTTTAGATTTATTACCTTCGTGGGAGGAGTTAGAGCCTGATGTTTACTACAAAGATGGAGAAGCGTATGGACTCGTTGGAGGAATTAGTGCTGATGATGGTTTGTATTATTGCTCTGCTTGCACTGACACTACTGGTATGCGTTTCACAATAGGTATGCTGAAGCACATGATAAGACTCATCAAGACTGAAGACATCTGCATTATTACTGACACCCCTGAATACTTTCACAGCATGGCGAATACGCTTAACAGATATGGAATGAGACATGAGCTTAAAGGCACATACATGGCTTCATTTAATGATAAACGATAAGACATGGCAGCAACAGCATCAGCGATTATAGGCGGTATAGGTCTAGCAGCTTCGATTGGAAGTGGAGTCAAAGAACACAAGGACCAAAAGGATGCAGTGAGAGATGCAGAGGACAAGGCTAACAAAGACTTGATTGCTGCTCAAGAGATTGACCGTAAGCTTCGTGAAGAACAAGCTTTGGCTAATAAACAGTTAGATGATGGTGGTACTCAGTTTGGGTTAGAGGGAGATGATGATGTTGGTTCGTTCAATGACTTTCTCGCTGCACCTGAACTTAAAACAAAATCGTTGGGGAATATATCTCCATCGGGACTAGGATTCGCATAATGTTACGCATGGAAGAACTATTAGAAACGTTGGATAGAGATTATCCTGATACCGCTACGATGCTTATGGGTATGGACGATAAAGAGAGAGACAGATACCTTGCAAAGATTGAATTGATTAACCACATCAAGATGCTCAATGAGCCAAAACCAAAAAAGAAAGGATAAGTAATGGCAAAGACAACACCTGACAAGAATCTCACAGAAGAGGACTTGCAACTTCCCAGTGCCTACTACAAGGCAGGAGAGAGTGACCGGCAACAGTTTGAAGATAGGGCAGAGTTGATAGCGAAGCTTACATTGCCTTATGCTATTCGTGACGAGAGTGACAACGGAACATCATCGATGGAAGATGCAACATCTCAGAGCTATGGTGGTCGTTTGACCAATACGCTTAAAGCTAAGATGGGTATGGCTCTATTGCCTCCAAGTGCATCATCATTTAGATTCACAACAGATGCTAAAGAGTTGGCAGCATTAACCGGTGGAGATGATAAAAACAAACAGAAGTTTGCCAAGATGGTCTCAAGTGCAACGACTAAAGTGAATCAAGAGATTGAGCTTCAACAGATTCGTAGTTCATTGTTTGAGATGATTATCCAGTTAGAGATTGTTGGGTCCGTGATTGTCGAGAAGGTCAAAGGCAAGGGTGTAAGACTCAAGCCATTGAAGAGCTTTGTCGTTACGTTGGAATCTGATGGTGAGCCAATCAAGATGTGTTTTGTTGAGGTGCTGAAAGTTCTTCCAAAAGGTGTAGAGGTTCCGGATGTAAAAAAGGAATATGAGCTTTACACAATGTGTACTATGGACAAGAAGACTAAGAAGTGGACTGTGGTTCAAGAGATTGAAGGTGAGTATGTCGGTAAAGAGGTGACGTATAAGAATTACGATGCTATGCCGTTCAGATACTTCGGTTGGACTTGGATGGTGGGAGATGACTATCACAGACCGTTTGCTGAAGATTATTACCATGACCTTCGTCAGTTGGATATGTATGCACGACTCTTGACTGATGGTGCTGTCATTGCGGCTAAGATGCTGTTGTTCGTAAATGAACGTGGTGGTCGTACTCGCAAGGATGAGGTAGCTGATTCTGAGAATGGTGATGTGATTGATGGTTCAGCAGATGATGTTACTACGTTGAAGACTGAGAAGAATTTTGACTTTCAGATGCCTATGGAGCGTGAAGCAGCTATCAAGAAAGAGTTGGCAGCAGCGTTCCTTATGAACGAATCAGTGACGAGAGAAGCAGAGCGTGTAACGGCAGAAGAGATTCGCTTTATGGCTCAACAGTTGGAGACCTCATCGTTGGCAGGTATCTATTCTAAGCTCTCTTTGAAATGGTCGAAATGGATTGTTGAACAGATTATGCTAGAATTGGATATTAAGTTTGATGCCATTGAGGTTGAAATCTTGACCGGATTAGATGCACTTGGTCGTTCACAGGAAGCTACGAAGCTTGACAATGTGGTGGCTAGAGCAGAGGCGGTAGGTGAGTTACATCGTATTAACAAAGGGGAGCTATTGAACAGATATGCTTCTTTTGAAGGTGTTGATACAAATGACTTGTTCTATTCAGATGAAGAAGTAGCAGCACAGCAACAAGCAAATCAGCAGAAGCAAGCTGAACAGGTTGGAGCAGAAGCAGCAGCTACGGCAGGGGGACAGGCAGTTGGAGCACAAGCGGCAGCCGGTCAACCACAACAGACCCAAGGATAAAAGATGGCAAAGAGTAAAGCGTTAATCGCAGCAGAAGCAAAGATTGCAGAGTTGGAAACAGCCAATGCAGAGTTGGTTGAAGAAGGCGAAGCAGCAGCAAATGATATGGTTGTTCTCGTTGAAGAGAAGGTCGAACTGAACAAAGTCATTGAGCGTTCTAAAGAAGAGGTTCAAGCAGCAGAGGAACGACTCACAGCAAGTATCGCTGAGATGAAAGTCCCTGAACTAACTGAAAATGGTGTTGAGGGTGTTGCCGGTATTTGGATTGGTACACCTGATGAATATCGTGAGAAATGTAAGCGTGAAGGTACAATCATGGGTCGAAGACCGAACCAAAAGACTGAGTGTACTATTGAGGAACTCCGTGCTTTAATCAACTCAAACTGGACTCCATCAATGGTTATGGAGAAACACGGTATTGATGCTGAAGAGATTAAGCAGTTAGTATGGAAGCTGTCTAAGAAAGAGCTTCGTGATAATCCAATCAAGTTCTCAATCGAGAGAGATTTCTTTGGTAAAGAAGGATAAACGATGAGTGAAGTAACAGACCCGAATGTAACACCCCCAGTAGAAGGTGATGGTACTAAACTGCCATCGGAAACTCCTGCACCACAAGACTACGCAGGTTTTGAGTTGAACGATGATATGAAGGCAAAGTTCAAAGATGGTAAGTTGAATGGTCGTTTTGAATCGGTTCAAGGCATCTTGGATAAGCTCAAAGAAGTCGAAGACAAACATGCCAACACTGTTCGTGATATGAGTGATGCTGACAAGGCTGCACTACAAGCGAAGACCGATGCTGATGCAGCTAAGATTACTGATGCTACAAAGCAGACAGCATTGGAGAAGTTGATACCACAGTTTGTTGATGCAGATATGGTTATCACTCCGGAGATTAAAGCAGCAGCAGAAGCGGCAGGTTACTCAGCAACAGAGATTGAGTTGTTTGGTTACAAAGCCAAGGCTCAGTTTGAAGCTTCATATTCAGAAGTTGGTGGTAAAGATAACTACACAGCTATGCAAGCATGGGCAGCAGATGGTGGTATCACACCGGCAGAGGCTAAAGCATTTACTCAGGATATGAATACGTCAGCATCTAAGTTTGCCATTCAAGGACTCTACGCAGCGTTCCAAGAAGCAACTAAAGACGAAGACCCATACATGAGAATTGAGGGCGATGCTAAGTCAACCGGTCTCAGACCATACGCTGATAGAAAAGAATTGTTTAGAGATAAACAAGCTGTCGAATCCATACGTGGATACAAGAATACCGATGCCTACAAGCGTTATCAGGCTCGTCTAAAAATCACTAATCCAAGACTTTGGAACTAGTTCCCTTTACTTTCATAAAAAAACTATGATATGATTCTGTATAGGTTTGGTTGGGCACAGACTCATTCATAAACTTTCCCCTTCTCTTTAGATTGGGTTCTTTAGATTGAAACTTAATTAAGCAACCTGACAAACCGCAGATTAAATTTTAAATTAAAGGATTCATTATGGCAAATCATGATGGTGCAAACACAAACAACACTGGTACAGACACAGGTGCTAATCTTACAAGAGATATTACTCTCGATGTATTGATGGCTTTTGAGCGTAAGACTCGTTTTATCGATTTGATTCGTGTTGACGAAATTGGCGAAGGTGCAGCCGCAGGTTCATTTATCGTTGAAGGTAAAGAAGACCGTGACAATGGAGCACTTACTGAATACCAAGCAGGTACACAAGTTGCTGTTTCTAATGGTACACAAGATGAGATTATCGTTCCACTTGACCGTCCTCAGTATGAGTCACGTAGAATTGACAAATGGAGAGAGGCTGTTGCACGTTACGATGTTAAATCAATGAATGTACGTCAGCTTGGTACACGTTTGGCAAATGCGATTGACCGTAAAATTTCAGCAGCAGTTGAAGCGGCATCTCTATCTACAGGTCTTGTAGCAAATGGTGACGGTACAGTTATCGTTCACACAGGTCTTACAAGCGTAGCATTCGCTAATCCGTATGACATCTCTGCTATCGACCCTGAGACAATCGGTAATGCATTCGCTCAAGCGATTTATGCAGCAGTAGCAGTTATGTTGGCAAACGATGTAGATGAAGAAGTCTATGTTGCAACAACTCCTGAGTTTTATTCTTACCTTCCACAGTCTAGTCGTGTTGTAAACGATGACTTCACTAATGGTAATGGTGGATATGACACTGGCGAGATTAAGATGGTTGGTGGTGCTTCGGTATTCCATACAAACAACCTTCCTAAAACAGCAGCACTTGTAGCTCTTGCGTTTACGTCTGAAGCAGCAGGTCTTGTTCGTCTATGGGATGTAACGATTGATATGGGTGACCAAATCGATTACCTAAACGCTAAGTTGATTAACGCATACTTCTCGAATGGTGTTAAGCCACTTCGTCCTCAGTGTGCCGTTTCAATCAAAGCAGCAGTGTAACCGGAGCCTTCGGGCTTCTCACAAACTAAAAAAACAAAGGATATATTATGGCAACAGCTATTGATATGGATACAGTTCTAGTCGAAACACCTTGGACAGCTTTCGGAGTTGGTTCAACAAACACACCTACATATTGGACAGGAGTTCAAGGAGGAGAATACCCTGCTGACCCTCTAGTTCCACTTGAAGGTGAAGTAGTTCACTACCGTATGGAAGAGGGTGCTTATGAAGTAGTCGTTATGGGCGATACGGGTGTACGTCAACGTATCTGTGGACTACAGATGTGTGGAAACCAAACACTAGGTCAGTATGAGCGTTTCATCTTCCCTGACACAGTTGGTACTGAGTGTGATTACTCTGAGTGGTCTGAGTGGATTAAAATCGGTTAGATTTAACTTGCTCTCCTTCGGGGGAGCTTCTTAAATTTACCCAAGGAGATGTCATGATTGATGAACAGTTTGACTCTGAAAAAGCGTTATTGGATGCTGTCAATGTCCTATTAGAATCCATCGGTGAACTACCAATCGAGGTAGAAGAAGACTACGACTTAATGGTTGAGGCTCGTCAAGCTAGAACCAAGATTATCGAGGTCAAACGTTCTGTCTTAGGAGAAGGTTGGGATTTTAATCGTGATACTGATTGGGTATTTCCTACTGACCCACAAGGCTTCGTTCCTGTACCGGCAAACGTACTCGATGTAACAGCTAACGAAGGTGATATCATCTCTCGTAACTGGAAGCTTTATTCTCGCAAGCTACAGACTCATGTCTTCGATGATGCAATCAAGTGTGATGTTGTTTGGGACGTTGACTTCAATACGATTACTCACCCCATCAGACACTACATCACTATTAGAGCAGCACGTATCTTTGCATCTAAGACCATTGGTGATGCTAACGAATACAAGTTCAATGCTGAAGATGAGGAAGATGCTAGATTGTCTGCTCGTAGAAGTGAGAGCCGTACCGGTCAATACAATATGCTGAAGACTCCATTTGGCATGAAGCATCGTGCAAGGTTGTCGTAATGGCTACTTCTAAATTAGTTACTCAAAGCAAGGGTTCTCTTTCAGGCGGTGTAAACCAACAAGGTGCTGAGTATCACATGAGTAACCAAGTAGAAGAGATGGAGAATTGTATTCCTACTCTTGATAAAGGTTGCCGACTTCGTAATGGGTCAGAGAAGATTGAGACCTATAACTACTTTCTATCTGCATCAAACGATGGATTGACTTACGGTAAAGAGAACATGGTTTTCCCTAAAGATGATGAATCTGCATTTGTGTATGAGTTTGATAGAGGGATTGTCGGTGACTTCACTTCAGAGCTTGCATTTATAATTACTAAACCTGACGAAAATGGAGTTGGTGGATTACAGATTGTTGACCTTACATTGGATGTAACAGAAACCTCAGATGAAGTAATGCCGCATGACATAAGTGATTATGAAGACCCAATCGTTGTTGCTCGTCTTTACAATG